ACAATATCTAAAAAAATAATAGTTATTATATAAATCTTGTATTCGGCATCTTATAAAACATTGTAATATCAAATCAGAATTACCTAATGCACCAAGTATAACGAGACGATGTGAATTAGAATTATAATTGAATGTTAATGGAACATCAAACATTGCTTTATATGTTTGTACTTCATATAATGCACCCATAACATCAGTTAAGTTATAACCTGTGCCTGAACCGAATACATCAGACAAAGTTCCGCCTGCTCCTGATGCTAATGCTGAGTTGTTCAATATCATACGTTCAAGTGAGAAGTCTCCCATTATTCCATAATTAAAACTGTCTGTAGTTTTATACACACCAAATACAGATACAATTCTTTGTGGTAATGTTATTGTATTATTAGGACCGCATCTACAAAAATCTATGTTTCTTACACAATAATATCTTTCTTCAACAGCAGGATCATAGTCTTCCCAGAATTTTTGAGCAGCTTGAAGAATAAGTGGTGGTATTGCAGAAGCCGGTAATGGCATAGGCAATGCACATGATTGAGTTATTTCTTGAATTATTCTTTTAATGAAATTATAATCCATTTGGTCTTCAATTTGTGCCTTTTGCTTCAAATATTCTTCCATACCAACAGTATTCTGCTGATTTGTTTGAACACAATTAGTCATATATCTATTATAATCGTAATATTTTATATATTAAAAATAATTAAAATTAGTTAAAATTCATTTGTAACATTTAAAGGATGTTAACTATTTTAAAAGAAACAAAAGGAACAAAAATATCTATATGTAATAGGTGGGTGATTCAATTTTTAATAATAAATTAGGAAATTATCTAAAGAAACTTAACGACCAATATAATAGTAAAGATAAATCATTAACAGAGATTCTTAAGTCATTTAGTCAAATTAGTAGTGAATATAATGAATTAAATGAAGTTAAGAATCAAATTGAAACACAATATAGTTCAAACAATTATGCAGAATGTAATGAAGAGGAACAGGAGGATTTCTTTTCAGACCAATTACAATTTATTGAAACACTTGTTGTTAATAGTATTTACGAAAAATCAGGTATAATTTGGAACTGGGGAGATATTTATAACTTAATGAAAGATCCATCTTATAAGGCAGTCGATAAGATTAATCGTAAGGTTGTTTATTCATCTTCTTCAAATCAACGTCCTATAGGTGATATGTCTTATAATATTTGGAATGGACTTCAGATTATAGATATTGATATTAAAGATGCTGAACTTGCAAAAAATATCAAGCAGTTCTTATTTGATGATCTAAAACAATATCATTGGTTTTTAGGTTGTTGTATTTCTGCATCAGGAAAATCTTGCCACGTTTGGACAAAGATTACACCCATTTCAATTGATTTAAATAGTCGTCGTATTGAATATATATGTAATTTTAGACATAAATATTCATATGTTTATATTGTATTAATGAAGCATGCAAAGACTTATGGATATACAAAGGAGGATATTTTTAAGTATATGGATATGGCTATGTGTAAGCCACAACAAGGTATATTCATTGCAGCTGATGATAAAGCTTTACTTAATACAAACTTCAAAGACTTAAGACTTGATGTAAATTTTGAATCTGCTTTTCAGAGCGGTGTAACAAGTATTGACTGGATATCACATCCTGACTTAAAAGATATTTTTCATAAACTTGAATGGTTTAACTTAAATACAAATACAACTGAGGATGTTGAAATAACAAACATTTCAGGTATTAATGATAGAGATATATCAAAAAGTAAAGGACGTCGTCACTATAAGCACGCACAACGTTGGCAGCTTGCAAATACATTGACTTCAATTTATGGAGAGCAAAAAGCATTAGAAATAATGATTGAAATTTGTGATGGTACATCAAGACGAGAATTAGCAGGAGACGTTCGTACTGCAGCAATTCACGATAAACCAATTTCTATTTGGGCTGTTAAAGAATTGAATAAAAATCATGGATTTAAATTAACTGTTAAAGCAGATAATACATTTACTGAAGAACAAAAGACTGAGGAAGAAATAAAAGATGCAACAGTTGCAGGTTTGGATCCAACAAAGATATTGAATGAATCTTCAACATCAGTAATATTACATATGAAGCATAATCAATATCTTTCTGACTTAAAAGATGAAATTATTGCAAATTTATCACATATAACATTGCTTGAAGCAGGTGCAGGTTATGGTAAAACTGAAATGATTAAAAGTCTTAAAGCAAAGACATTATTAATTCTTCCGTTTACTTCAACTATTAAAGCAAAGGTTGAAGCTGATGAAAAGACTTCTGATTGGTTGTATTTTTATGGTAATAAAAGACCAACACTTGAAGATATATTAGGTGATAGAAATATGTCAATGACTATTGACAAATTCTCTCGTCTTAATGTATTTGAACTTGACCAAGCAGGATTTGAATATATTGTAATTGATGAATCACACTTATTGTTTACAAGTTCATATCGGGATGTTATGTCACCAACAATTCAGCGTCTTGCAAACTGTAAGGCAAAGATAATTATGATGACAGGAACACCAACAGGAGAAATGTTGTTTTTTCCAAATATTAAACATATTAAAGTAATCAAAGAGGATTATAGAGTAAAAGATTTTGAAATACACATGGTTCCAACAAATATTGAGAAACTTGTTGATATGTGTGATTCTATGGCTCAAGATATAATTGATGGAAAGAAAATATTATTTCCAACAAATAAAGGTAATTTGTATTTTGAACAAGTAACTGGATTAATACAGAATTATCTTATGAAGAAAAACTGTACAAAAGAACTTAAAGCGTTTTATTATAAGAAGTCTAATTATGGAGAAGAGACAATGGAAACTATTAACATTGATAAATCAATTGGACTTAATGATATAATATTCTGTACAAACTATTTGTCAGTGGGTGTCGATATTTGTGATAGATATAAGTTTAGTGTTTATTTCAATGAAACATGGATAGCACAAGATATTGAACAGTTTGCAAATCGTCTTCGTAATAATGACTTGTATATTAAATTGTTTTTGGAAAAAGAGGATTCTACAGGAACACCAATTAATTATAAGTATATCAGTCCTTTAGACTTAAGTTTCAGTGAAAAGGATTTATTGTTTGCACGAGACTTAATACAAACTTGTAATGATATGCTTGAACGTAATAATGAGGAATCAAAATATAATCCTCTTATTCAATCATTATTGTCATCAAATAGATATCTTAAATATGATGAAAATGATTGTCGTTATTATATTGATGAAACAACATATAAGCTTAAAGTATTCGAAGAAAGATACACTGAATATTCAAAGCAATTAAAGGTATTAGAAACAGGAATGCAATATTATGGATATACAGTTAATATTGTTGAATCTAATAAGAGAGTTGATGAAGATATAAGTAATGATACTGAAAACTTCTTGCGTCAATGCCGTAATTATAGATATAATTATAATACAGCAGAGACATTTAATTTCTTAAATCATCTTAATGATGGAAATATTGATATTTATAAAGAGTTATTAAAAGGTTCATATAGTATATTCAAAGATGATGAATATAAAATTGAAAGAGAAGAAAACAATTTATATGCGAAAGATATTGAAATATTGGAAAAGAATATACCTATTGTTATTGGTCTTTATAAGTTTTATGATTGCGATACTATTAAAGATATCTTTGAGTATTGTGTAGAGAAAAAACAAAATAGAATTAATTATACAAAACTTAATCGTATAAGAAAGTTCGTTCAAATAGAGTCTAATCGTAAAAGAAAAAGATTGGATTTTCCTGTATTGAAATTTGTAAAACAATCACAAGACTGGGCACGTGCTCATAGTAAGACAACACAAGAAGAGATAAATAAGTATCTTGCTGATTATGCAGTGGGATATGCAAATTCAATTAAAAACGTAGTTGTTGAAGATAAAGAATATCTTGAAACTATATTTGAATTGACAAAAGACTTATGGAAGATAATTGTGTTACAAGGAAGATCTAATAAAGGTGAATTTGGTATTATTCCATTTGAATTGTTATGGGAGAAAAAAACTGATTTAACAGATGTATATGGTGGCTCTGAATTAACAAAGACATTCTTTATTGAAGAATTAGTTGATGAAATGAAAGATGACTTTGATGAAGATGAAGATGAAATTAATAAGCCATTTGAATTAACTGAAAAGAAGAGAATTGCTGATATAACAAATGAATTACCAAATGTTATTCATAGACCTTATGGATATTATGAATATTCAGAAATGGATGAATCTAATAATAGATTTATGAGGAAGCAAGAAAATACAAATACATTAAGAGATGATATATTCACTCAAGATAATGGAGAAAAAACAGATAAGAAAAAGAAGAAAGATGATATGAAGGATCTCTTTGAATCTATTGAAGAATAAATACTATTTTATTAATATATGTTAAATAATGTCGATGACGATTATCTTACAAGTATGGCAATTGGCCTATTTGTAAGTAATCGTATAAGTAAAAAGTTTAGAAATATGGAAAACAAAGGTGGAGTATTGAACGGTGAGTTTATTAAGAAACATTTAGAAAGAGAAACAGAACTTGAAGATAAAATATTTGAATTAGAAGAACAAATAAAAAGTATATCATCTCGAGCATCTAAAGGTGATACAAATACTGAAGCATATTATTCAAAAGATTCTATATATTATATAATATTACAAGGAATGATTCCTTATATGTCAATATCATTTTCACATGAAGAAGGCATAAAAGTTACTGTTGATGATTGCCCTATTAGTGGTCATACTGCAAAATATTTAGAATCATTAAGAATAGAATATTCAGAACAAATTGAAAAAACATCGTTGGGTATGCCGGTATTCAATACAAGTAAAAGCCCATTGTTAAAAGCAGTATGGGATGAAAAAAATTATAATGTAAATACATTACCATTAAATGCAACACCACAAGTTAATACAGGATTAACAGATATTGATATTGCTTCAGTAATGCCCCAATATGAAACAAA